AAGAAGGTTTACAAGATCAACGTCTATGTCAAGCCAGCTACCAAGACACAGGCAGTATGGGGCTTCGGTCTCGACGCTCTCATGCAGTCTCCAGTCGAGTCATTCCTCGTCTCTAACGACCCGAACGCTAAGGACGACACGGGCAACAGCCTCTGGGCACCGTATGTGGTCAACGGCAACTCTAAGTACATCTACGTCTCTAAGAAGTCAGTCGAACAGGCTGTCAACTACAAGGGCGAGTATGCAATGCCGGAGCAGACCTTCTCTATCTACCAGTTGACTGGAGGTACAAACTCTAAGCTCAACAACGCTAAGGAGAAGATGAGAGCTCTCGACCTCTACCAGAACAGAAAGAAGGCTATCGCCGACTACATCTTCAATGTTGAGCCGATCGACAGCTTCTCTGGCCGTCAGAGATACAAGGCTCTTCAGGACAGAATCGCTCAGATCGCTATGAAGAGAAAGATGGACCTCGGTATCATTCAGGCAACCTCTAAGGAAGCTAAGACGATCCGCCAGAAGCTCTCAGAAGCTAAGATGTTCAGCTACGCAGACGGTTCATACGTTGCTGCATACGATGACTATGACAGCTACTTCGATCCGTTCACCTCTACATGGGTGATGCTGCCGCGTTCAGTCGCAGGCGCAGTCGCATGCTGCTACATCGACACTCACGCAAATCCGTGGGAAGCTCCAGCAGGTGCAAACTACGGTCAGATCGCTTACTCTGACGGTCCGATGATCACGCTCGACGACGATGAGTTCGGTCAGCTCTACGACATAAACATCAACTCTACGCTCGATGTCCCAGGATATGGCGTTCTCTTGATGGGTCAGAAGACCATGTTGAAGAAGGAGTCCGCTCTCAACAGAATCGACATCCGTAAGCTCTGTAACTTCATCGAGAAGCGTCTTGAGCGCAAGCTCTTCCCGTTCCTCTTCATGAAGAACACGACTACGAACAGATCTGCTATGAAGACCGCAGTAGATACCTTCCTCGGAAGAATCCAGTCTGGTCAGGGCATCATCAGCAGAAAGGTCGAGGTCGTTCCGGATCCGAAGGATACGCACCTCGTATACGTGAACATCAGCTTCGTTCCAGCAGAAGCTATCGAGAGAATCGAAGTTACTCTCACGCTCAACCGCGAACAGAGCACTATCGTATCTGGCGACAGAACAGTTCCTCTCTAATACCAACTCGCTTTCGTTCCTCCGCAATGGCGGGCCTAACCACGGCCCGCTTTTTTGTGCGCTATAAATAAACTATGCTAGACATAACAGCTTCACCAGACTTCAAGAGAGTTGGCGACACGGTAGACGCAGGCTACTACGACATCACTCTCTACAACGAACCGGACTCTTATGAGTGCAAGGGTACTCACGCTATGGATCAGGCGCTGGAGAACTTTCTCCTGACGGCTCCTGGTGAGCGCCTGTTCAATCTCGGCTTCGGAAGTCCGCTGTATCTCATCCTCTTCTCAAAGAACATCGACAGAGAAGCTATACGCGAGAAAGTCTTCATTCAGATGGAAGAGTTTCTGAAGATCAGAATCGACAGATCCACAGCGGATCTGGGACAGACAGATGATCCGCACGTACTGACAATCCACTTCAAATACTCAACAACTGATGGAGTAATAACTAATCATGAATTCACTAGAAGATTTAGTAAATAAGGTGCTGAAGGAGTACAAGTCCTTCGACATCACGACTGTGCATCACGGCAATCAGTGCTACTACGATCCGACATCAGACACTATATGCTTGAACTTCGAAGTCGTCAAGCGCTATCTTGACTATTTCAAGATCCTTCACGAGTTGGCGCACAAAGTTCAGAAAGATCTTGCGCTGCTCTACGGCAACACCACTGCGATAGAGCTAAACGCGAACAAGATCGCATCAGAGGCATACAAGAAGCTCGGCTTTCCGCTGACATTCGAAGTGACACGACACATCAACTACAACAACTTGAAGCAGCTCTCACCAGACATGACGGATAGAGAGATCAAGGTGAGAATCGCAAACCAGAAGGAACTTATATGGAGATTGTAGAGTTCGCAAAGAACGAGCTGAAGAAGTTCAACGACATCAAGATCGATCCGGTCCCGCACATCTACGAAGACAGCAAGCAGACGAAGTACACTTCAGTCACTACTTTTGTGAAGAACTACGCGCAGGAGTTTCCGAAGGAGAGATTAGCGGTTAGATGCGCTCTACGAGACGGCAGATCTGTGGATGAGATATTAGCCGAGTGGGACAAAAAGGGAGCCTACGCACGCCTTCTGGGCACCGAAATACACTCTGTGATGGAACATCTCTGGAAGGGCGACGAGAACAAGCCAGACTACAAGGCTATGGGCGACTATGAGGGAATGGTCAAGGACTTCGAGTACCGCAAGGGAATCTGCGAAGATCTCTACGAGAAGATGAGCAAGATCTACGTTCCGATAGCGAACGAAATCATCGTCAACGATCCATCTCTCGGTCTAGCAGGAACAATCGACTTTGTCGCATACAACAAGCGCACGGACACCATCGACATCTTGGACTGGAAGACCAGTAAGCAGTTCTCCATGTCATCAGGAAACAAGATGATGAAGTTTCCGTTCGATCATTATCCGAACACGAACGTCTACGAGTACTCACTGCAGCTCAGCCTCTACAAGTACATCGTCGAGAAGTACACAGACATAAGGGTCAGCGAGCTCAGACTCTTCCAGATTCCTGGAAAGGGAAAGATGAAGACTGCCAAGTGCGCCGACATGACAGATCTGATCAAGAAGCATCTTGTCGGCTCCGAGCTCATCACAGAAGAAAATCGTGACTTGGAAATCTTACAGTACATAAAATAAGTATATTTAGAATATGGACATCTCTTCAAAAAACCCTTACCCGAGCTCGGCGCTCAGTAATTTCGCAGCACACTCTTTTGTGCTGGACGGAGTTCGTTGCGCATCTATGGAGGGATTCCTGCAGTCGCTAAAGATCAGGGATGTTAGCAAGCAGAAATACTGCTGCCTCCTCGTCGGCTGGACCGCGAAGAAGTTCGGTGCCAACTACAACGACTGGAAAGCGAGACAGAAGCTCTACTGGAAAGGCGCTGAGATAGACCGCCACAGCAGCGCATATCAGATTCTTCTCGATCGAGCATACGATGCGCTCGGCCAGAACAAGGGCTTCCAAGAGGCGCTGAAGGCTGCTGGATCCGAGAAACTCACGCATTACGACGGAGAATATAAAGATACACAGACGGTTTTGACACCTGACGAGTTCATAAAGAGGCTCGACTGGCTCCGCGAAAAGCTGTTTGGAATAATCATGGAAGATAAAAGAACGGAAAAAATGAAAAAATTCTTGAGATAGGGGTTTACAAACGGTGCGGAATTACCTATATTACAATCGTAATCGTTAATCAACCTCCTTTCAAGGACTTTCAAAATGAATAACACCGAACTCTTCTCCGCTCTCTTCGGCCGCCACAACATCCAGATCACTACCGCTAAGGCTGGCCATCCGTTCCGCAAATCCGCTTGCACCAAGGACGCTCTCCTCGCGGAAGGTCTCGACATCGAAAAGATGGTCAAGATCACCGAGTTCGACTCTTACGCTGGCAACGGCTATGACTTCAAGGAACTCTACACCAAGAACGCTGGTCACGAAAAGGAAGTCAAACGCGAACGCAACAGCAACTACCACTGGGTAAAGGGTTACGAAGGAATCCTCGCTCAGAACGAAGAAACTGGCAAGATCTGCCTCCGCATCTACACGGACAAGGATCACAAGTCTCGCTCTCACTACCTCCTCGACGGCAAGAAGTGGGATGACAAGGACTCTTACGCTCAGTACCTCAAGCCGAGCCGCAACATCAATCCGGAAGCTAACGGCTTGACTCCGGTCTCCATCGACATCGACAACATCATCTCCATGAAGGTCGACGGAAAGACCATCATCTAATTTGTTTCACCGAACATACGGTAGCGCCAGACTTAACTTGGCGCTGCTTTTTGTTCACTTTCCCAAAAGGAAAAAATCAAAATGGCAATCGCCCGATACAATCTCAGGATCAATTCCAATGGTCTCACCCTCATCGCTCTTCCGACTACGACGAAGTCGAACGGGCACAACTGTTGGACTCTCCCGAACGATCTCATGACGGGTAATGACCCCGCTACTGCGGTCAAGGAACTCTTCGCCTCACTCACTGGTGGCTTGGACATCAATGAAGTCGCGAAGAACAAACTCGAATACGTCCAGCGAGTGGACGAAGACAAGGTGAACTACCGCACCGAAGTCGAACTCGCTGAACCCATCAACGTGAGCATGGCTACTTCCGAGCTCGTCCGCTATGACAAGACGAGCAACATGAAGATCCCGAAGTATGTCAAGTTCAAGTGGGTTCCGTCCGATGAACTCTACTACTGGCTCACCCGCCAGTACTGCCGTCTCGAAGATATCCGCATCTCCTACTTCTATCCGGACAACGTTCGTCCGCGCTAAGGAGGACCTATGACGGATCAAGAGATCAAGTCTATGGTCGAGCAGAAGACGTATCGTGAAGCTCGTGAATCTATCCAAGGGATGGAACAACACGAACTTCAGATGCTCTACTACTGGGGCCACCGCCTGCAGAAGTTCATCTTCTCTTCGGCTGCTAGCACGCTCCTCAAAGA